CGCCAGAAGGCCCTCACAATTGCGCCTGAGAAGTCCTGAAGCTCGATGCGCCCATGCTTCCACTTGGTGGAGATCAGGTCGACGCAGTGAACGCACACCTCGCGCCCAGGCTTCATAATCCTGGCGATTTCAGCGATGAGGAAATCAAACTGCTTCATGAACTCGTCCATGCTCTCGCAGTTCCCCATGTCTTGCAGGTCTGACGAGTAGGTGAACAGGTCCGCGAATGGGGGCGAGAAAACCGCCATTCCAATAGATGCGTCTGGAATCGTCTTTGCCACCCTGACGCAGTCTCCATGGTGAACCTCCCAACCATCACCCTTGTAGACGTCGATGTCCGTCTTTTCCGGGGTGTCCTTGCTCTTGATCAACCTGAGTTCCAAAGCTGCCTTTTTCATGTTCTGTTGCATGTCTGCGTGTTGCTTCATCTTGGTCTGAATGGATCGAAGGATTGCGCCCTCGGTCCTCGCTTGAACGATATAAGCGTTCACCTCTCGCTTTTGGCCGAACCGATACGTTCGCCTGAGCGCTTGGTAAAAGTCCTCGAACGAGTAGGACAGGCCGACGAATGCGACGTTCTTGCAGTGCTGCCAGTTCAGCCCGAAGCCCGCGATTGATGGCTTGGTGACTATGACGCGAGCGGAGCCGGTTAAGAACCCTGACAGCGCTGCGCGCTTGGCCTTTGCGGTATCCGACCCGCGAACCTCGACGGCGTCTGGAATCTTTGCGGCCAACGCGTCCGCCTCGTCGTTGGTGTTGCACCAGACAACCCACTGCTCGGTGGATTCGTTTACCATATCCGCAACCGCTGACGCCCTCGCGTCCGAAGTGAGGCGCATTTCCCTGTGCATGGTCGTTGCGGAAAGCGTCGCGATTCGGAATAAGTCCTCCCCTCTGTCTTTGCCCTCGTCTACGTCTACCATCACCGTCTTGATATCCAGCTTTGGAAGGTCATATCCGTTGTCACTGAATCCAATGTCCGAAGGCTTCGCGACGCACGCAGCCCATGAGGCGAGCCACTTCCAAAACTCCGACTCCGCATGCTTCTTCAGCCTCCAATCCCCAGTGTTGAACGTGTCGTTGATGAAGAAGGTGCAGAGCATCTGCTGTGGCGTGCATACCCCAAGGAACTCCGCGTGCTGGCCAAGCTCCGTGTAATCGTTCGGCGACGGCGTGGCCGTGCAACAAAGCCGATATGGGGTGGATGAGAAGCGGTGCGTCAACTGCCTGCGCGTCTTCCCGGTGAATGATTTCAGGATGCTGGATTCGTCCAGGACTACGCCGGCAAAGTCGTAGCTCGAAAATGCATCGAGCTTCTCGTAGTTGGTAACGTAGACGCCATCGGTCTGAATCTCGTCCTCAGACTCAACCAAGGAGCACGGCACGCCGAACTTGGAAGCCTCGGAAACGGTCTGCTCTGCGACAGCGAGAGGAGTGAGGATTAAAACTGACTTGCCCGTCTTCCTGAATACCTGGCTCGCCCACTCAAGCTGCTGAGCAGTCTTCCCAAGCCCGCAGTCCTCAAACAGCGCGGCGCGCCCAAGCCGAACCGCCCAAGCAACGATCACTTCCTGCCAGTCGAAGAGCGGAACGATGAACGGAGCAGGGTCGAATCCGCACGCCTTGTGCGCCTTGCGCTTGCCGTCAATGAATTGGTCGTAGTTCATAGGTCACCTTTCTTCGTTGGAATCCGCAGAATCCCACTTTTCACGGCATCCGCCGCGATCTTTGCCGCGTTCTGGTACGTGTTCCGCGACTCGGCAACGCGACGCGCTTCGCTCCGGGTGATGCGCTCGGGCTTGTAGTAGCGCTGTGACGTTCCGGATCGGGTTTTGGTGGTGTTCATGGGATTAGAATGGAACGAAGTCCTCCTCAGGCTCTCCGGTCGCCGGCTCCGCCCGCTTCGGCGCTTGCTGGATCGCTGGTCTCGGCGCCGCTGTCGGCCCCTCTTCCCTCTTCCCTCCCGCAAACTCCCAGTCCGTCACCTCGACCCGGGTCTTGCTCTGCTTCTTCCCGGTCTCCTTGTCATCCCACGACTCCTGCGCCAGCTCGCCGCGCACGAGCGCCTTGCCGCCCTTCTTGTGGTACTGCGCGAACGCCTCCCCGCGCTTCCCCCAGATGTAGCAGCCGATGAAGCTCACCTTCTCCTTCTCCTCTCCGAACTCGGTGCGCCACCGCTTGTTGATCGCCAGCGTGAAGTTGCAGACTGCTTGCCCCTTCGGCGTGTAGCGGACCTCAGGGTCAGCGGTCAGGTTTCCGTGTAGGATTACGACGTTCACGCCTTCGCCTTTCTCTTGCCCTTCGCCGCGCCGTCGATCGTCTCGCGGAATCCACCGATGCTGATCCCACGTTTCGCCATCGACCTTCTATAGCCTCGGTCGAACCCCTGTTGATCTTTCCGGGTGATGACCGGAACAGCGAACTCTTGGATCTTGATTGTGCTTCTCACTGCATCCTCCTTGCATGGTCCAGAATCAGCAGCGCGTCGGCGGTGGCCAACGTCACGTCCAATGCTGGGTAAATCTCCTGCGCCCGAGCCTTCAGGAACCGCTTCCATCCGGTCCCGTGCGCCTTCTTCGACGAACCGATTCGCGCCTGCCAATCCTGCGGGCGGACCCGCCTCAACTCATACCCAAGCGCCAGGCACGCGCCGACGATCACTCCGTGATTCTGCGCCATCACGAAGATGGACGAGGCCGGCAGTTTCTTGCCGCAGAACTTGGGGACCTCCTCGACGCATGCGATGGCGTCGGCGGTCTTGTGCTCGCGTAGCAGCGCGATGATGTCGGCATGCTCTCGCGGCATGTTGAATGTTTTGACGCCTTCCGATGTGGCGACGGCGATTCCGCCGCTCGCGCCCGGGTCGATTGCAATGATGGTTCTCATGGTCAGGTTCCCCAATGCTGCGATTCGAAATGCCTCTCCATGCGCCGGAGGTTGATCTTGGCGTCAACGGCGAGGTCCTCGCGGTGCCGCTTCGACTCGTCCGGAGACAGTTGGAAATTTCCCCCGCCAACCCCGGTCGAAACGGTTGAGGCTGGCGGGGCCGCGTTGACACCCGCACACGCGTGGGCGCTGGAAATGGTGGTTGGGTTGGTCATGGCTTTGCCTTTCTCTCTGCCTGCTTCCTCAGAAGCTCGCGTTCCTCTCGCTGCTCCTGCTCCCGCTCTGCAATCTCGCGCTCCTCGGTCGGTGATCGATGGGTGACGCTGAAACAGACCTCCGCGTTGCATCCGATTCCGAAGACGTCGACCCGCTGGACGTAGAGCAGGTCAAGGCCATCGAACACGCCGCATCTGGCGTCAGGGTCGACCTGCGAAAGGGCCTCGATGATTTCACGCACTTTCATCATCTTTCCTCCACTTGATGCCGCCCGGTTCCACCGTCCGGGCCGTGCATGACGGCTGCCGTGAACAGAAGCGCGAACGCTGCGGCCAGTGTCAGTTTGCGTCTCATCGCTTCACCCTCCACATAAGGTCCGCCTGCGGCTCCGTGATCCGCCTTCCATGCGGATTCCAGCCCCTGCTTGTTGAGCCTCCGCGCAGGTGTCCAACGAACCCGCCAAGAGGCGCACGGTGGACGATTGCGCGGCCTCCGTTGCGGGTGCGGAACAGGAATGGTCCGGTCTCCGTCGCTGGGATGTCTTCGGGTCGAATGCGTTTCACAGGCCCACCTTTCTCACCCATCGCGGGATGTCGAACTCAACAGCCTCCTCCGTGTACCCCGGCCACTGGTTGGCGCGGACGCAGCGGATATAGGTGTCGAGCGCTGACTGGTACGCCTCGCGCCCGGCTTGCAGCAGGGCGTTGGTCATCCGGTGGACCTTCACCAACCCGACGGTTCGCTCGTAGGCGATGAACTTGAACCCGGTGAACATCCGGTCCCCGAGGCGGTCCCAGGCGTCCATGTAGAACGCCGCCTGTAGGTGGTAGCCCATATCGTAGGCATGCCGCTGGAAGCCCTCGGGGCTCGCATCGGTGCAGGTCTTCAGGTCGCCCATGTCCGGCCCCTGCGGCACGAGGTCGAGACGCGCCTTGCAAGGGAACGGGCCGGTGGCGTGCTCGTGATGCCACAGCAGCGTTACCTCCGTGTCGGCGCCTTCGAGCAACTCGCGGGCCTCGCGGTTGGCCAGCACGCGCTCGGACGCTCGCTCGATCTCGTCGAGGTCGGAGCGGTCGACAACGATGAATCCGGCGTCCTCCTGAATCTGCTGCCACTGCTTGCAGTACTTCCTGCGCCAGTTCCACGGCTCGACGTCACCCGGCTTCGGGTCGCGGAGCGTGCCCTTGTAGTCCGCGGGGACGACGTAAGT